GCTTTCCTGTTCTTATTATGGCAAAGACCAGTAAGTCTCACGCCACGATCCGAAGCCGGCTACGCAGCGGAAGAACGTCTTGAACAACGCATCGCCGGTGGAGAAATCATCACTATTCTCCATCTTCGGCTTTGCACGCCAGAAGAACTTAAGATCATGCTTACGACCAAGCAAACCCCAATTATTCGTATCCGTCGCATAGTGACAAACAAAGAAACTTAACTCTTCATCCATCAGAGAGTTAATTTCATTGTTTGACGTATACGGCTTATACTGCGACCCAAGAATCTCCCGAGCCGCCCACTTCAATTCCACCGGAATTAAGACTCTCCATGGTTTTGCGAGAATCTTACGATTCCGTTCATTAACCATTTTCTCGAAGCTTTCAACGGCAGCCTGCAAACCAGTAATGGAGATTTGCACATCCGTTGATGGCCGGTTTGCGTACGTCCCACCACCTAACAGAGTGTGAGCCGTACTCGCTAATGCTAAGCCATCAAATCCGGCAAAGACAGTAGCATCGCTTACATTATTAAACAAAGACCAAAATATAGTCTCTACAGTTTCGCCATTGGCTCCAGCCAAATCTTTCGATGCCTTCTGCATAACACCATAGAGATCATCCGCGTACATCTCCTGTGTAACCCGGAAACCGAGTCCATAGGAAACGTGTGTATAACGAACAGAGCTACCCTGAATAGGATTGTCAAATGTCGTCGGGCCGCCTTGAATCTTTGCCGGCGTAGTCCCAAGGAGTGCCACCTGCAAGTCATCCTCATAATTCCGTTTCGACGTGATGATATTAGCAATCTTATCATACTCCGTCAAACGGTCTAGGAGTTCTTCGGTGTACACCTTCCGCAGTCCTGGTGCAAGAAGCGAGCTAAATGCACCAGTGCTTGAAGGAGTAGGCATTTACTTTTTCACCTCCCTACCTTATCCACCCCAAAATGAATGAGAAGCAAGAACGATTCCATACACTCGTGCATTAACATCGCCAGAGGCATCCCTCACACCAATGATTCTAATATGGGCCAAATTCGTCCCTGTAACCGAGGCATCAAACGCCCATGGAACATTCGATTCAGCAGTACGCTTAATTAAGCCAACACGTAAGCCAACATGTGACGCAACAATAAGCGTCGAATTACCAGCCGCTCCAAGAACGAGGTTACCTTCTATGATCGTACCCGGCAGAAGTGGAACATATGTACACTTTGAGTACGTTGTACCACTCGCAGCCGTATTCGATCCCGCCTTCGTCGCAATTCCGACAAGGGGAGTTTCCGCAGTTGCAGATGCCTCCGTTAATCTTCCGGAGGAATCAAAAGAAAGCACTGCACCAAGCCTGAATGTTGAAGCCGCAGCCTCAAAATTCTCCCACTGATGTAGAGGCTCGTATGCAATTTCGAGTGCTCTAACAGTTTGCGTTGCCACTAAACTTTCACCCCCTTATTACTTCTTTCTGAGAACTTCACTAGTAATACGAGTTGACTCATCCACAGGAAGTCCAGAATCAGTAGCGGCTTGCTTAAACTGCTCATTCGCAATTTCAATTTGCGCCGCTGCCTTCGCTTTGCGAAGCCTTTGAATCTTCTCATATCGAGCATTGGAAATCCTTGCGAGAATTACATCTCCATTCACGCGCTCTCCAACCGCATTGGGTGGAACCAAGGCATTTGCCTTGTCTTTTTCTCCAACAACTTCATAGCCATAGAGCATCTTCATGCGTTCCAGATTATCTGGCTTTTTGTTCAACCATACATAATGGTAATCATCATCCTTGTTAGCTACATAAAACTGATCTACACCAGGCATTTCGTCCATCAACTCGATCATCGGTCTACTCATTTCTTCTTATTACCTCCAATCTCAATTTCCTCTACGCCAGAGTATTTTTTATACAACTCAGGAGAAACACCCATTCTCTCAGCAACAGCTTGTTCTTCGCTAGAAAGTTCGACCTTCGCTTCTTTAGCGGGAGTAACCACACCTTTCTCAAGCTGTGCCTTAGCAATCTTCTCCTGTCGCTTATGCTCCTCACTACTAATGAAATCATCTGCATAGGACTTCGTAAGTCGCCAAATTGCATCCATGCCCTGTGTGTCTGCCAAAACTTTTGGATCAGTACGATCAATAACTTTATCTAAATAAGAAGAATACTTAGTAAACTCTTCTATTCCAACCCGCTCCCTCAACTTCATTTTCTGAACTTCTACCATTGTATTAACTGTCGCACCGTCATCTTTTGGAGATTCTTTAACTTTCTCCAGAAGTGGCGCCATTTTGTGTTCAAAAAACTTAGCTAATGCAGCACCAGGATTATCATATAACTCTTGTGGAGTAATTTCTACATCTCGTGCTTTGTCAGGCTCAGCCGGCTTAGCAGGCTCACGCATGGAAGCTACAAGCTGCTGCATACCCTCTAAAATAGCTTTATCTCTAGCCTGCAAACGTGTATCAAGCTCGCTCATAAGATTTGTGCGAAACTCATCCAGGTTCGGTGCCTCCGGCTTAGCCGGTTCCTCGGGCTCGTGCTTCTCGGACTCTTCACTCATGGCTCATCTCCTCTTGCATAATCATCTATGTCTCCGAGCACTTTGTCAAGAAATCTTAATTGCCCCGCATAGACTGGACCAATCTCAGCCTCCGCAGCCTTCAAATTCTTCAATCCGATCCATAAATTCTCCTTCGCCGGCTCAATAATATCTCTCAAAACAAGCTGCCATCCATCACTACGAAGCAATTCGCGTACACGCTCACGCTGCTCAAGAGTCGGCATTAACTTATTGCCTGCGCTGTTGGTTGTCCTTCAGCTATAGGAACTTCAGAGCCCGGCTCTGGCTGAAATGCTACATTGGGCGCAACATTAGAATTAGTCGCCCCCGGTTGCGCGGGAATACCTGCACTTTCCTGAAACTGCTGTAGCCCCTGTTGAATTTGCTGTTCCATACTCTCAACGCCACCGCCAGATTTTACAAATCTGAGTGCTTCACCAACATCAACCAAGAATGTTTCGGGATCGCTCTTATCATACGATGCAATAATCTCCTTCAATGTACGATAGGACGAATCCGCCATGTCGATAATCATGTCTTTTATTGCTTCCGGCACTTGTGGATTAATCATAATCTGCTGTGCTACCGCAATAACCTGGCTATAAAACTGCGAAATTAGATTAAATAACGCTAAGAGTGCTTGCCGCTCAGTTTCTTTGTTCATAGAAGCTGACGAAGCATTGACTTGTAAAAAGAAATTCTTTTCTATCATCTCAGGTGATTGAGAAAGAATCTCTCTCACATACAACTCTTCTTCGGGAGACAAAATCTCTGAAAGCTCAACACGCGGGCCAAATTGCTGATACAACTGACTCACCTGTATCCCAATCTCGCCAAATACCTTCCTCATAAGCTTGATAACCATATCAAATCGACGATTACCTTCCTGAAGAATCGAAAGTGTAGTCGTTGCTGCAACACGAGGATTATCAAACTCACGCCCAAGTTGAGGATCAGAAATACCGCTTAGGCGCTCGCCGTAATCACGTAAAATGGATTCATGCGTAAATGAACTAGGAGAAACATCACCGAGCTTATCAGCGATTAAATCATTTTGTGGATCTTCCATAAGCATAACCTTACCCGGCCAAATCTGCTCGCCCTTCTTAATCCCTGAATTCTTTTTACCTTTGAAATAACGAGTGTTCGCAATAGTAATGTTATCAGTACGCTGGTTAATAAACGTACTCATTGCATCCTGAATTGGCCATAGAAGCTGTGCAAGTCCATCAGCATAGGAACGACTGTCACTTCCACGTAGGTAATACAGAACCTTTATGGGTCGTTTCCCATGATGAAAGAACATGTACCTTACACTCAGAACCGTCTCTAATTCATAATTCCAAAGAACAACTAGTTCCTCACGCCAGCCATCATTATCTACATCAAATTGTACAAATGTTTCATAAAACGGAAGAACCTGCGCGTCTGCCCACGCTAATTTACGAAGTTCTGCTAATTCTTGCATATCCGGAGGAAGGTAAGAAAGACAACTCTCTCGTACTTTAGCACTATTTGAAATAAGTCCAGATCGTTCACGCTCAGCTAAATCTCCAGTGCGCAAAAACACTCGATGCGAATTCCACGGTTTCTCTTCCGCCTTCTCAATCCCCCACGGCTCTAACCAATTCTCCAAAAGAATTGGCATGATCGTAGGCTGATCTCGTACTGTCTTTGTATAATAAACGACTTCCTTCGACCTTCGATCATAAGTTCGAACTTTCTTTACTTCTTGATTCCAGAAAATCTTTACAGGACACTTACCAAGATATACAACTTGATCTGCAATCATCTCAGCAGTTTCGGTCATATCAAGGTCGTTATCAAAACTCCAATTCAGAAACTTTTCCCAAGGCTTTGCATAGGGAGCAAATGTTCCAGATGGAGTTGTAACAACCCAAAATGGCTTAGGACCTAGAAGAGTATTTACAACGCGGGCCTTCACAGCATCACCGGCAATGCGGATAATTGGAGCAATAAAATTGCTTGCACCTACCCACGGAAAGGTTTTTATCTTCGCTGCCGGTTTTGCTGCAATAGCACGACGATACATTCTTAAATCGTTAAAGTAATCTTCATGCGCAGACAACGAGCGTCGATGTTCCTCACACAGATAAGCAAGTAACTTCTTTACACCTTCACTCTCCGGATCAAGCTGCTTGTAAGCAGCCTCTTCCGGCATCTCTTCGCGTTTCAAACGAGCCATTTACTTCTTTCTTTTTCCTTTGTGCATTTCATCGGCCATCTTCTTCATAACCTTACTCGACATTTTATCCATCTTTTCTTCTTTCATCTCTTTCGTAGTCATCATCATATCACTAGCCTTCTTCTTTTTCATTTCACTTTCCCTTCTTTCTAATATATTCACCGTTGTTAGTTAAACGACCAGAACGATCCATTCCGGCAGCGGCACCAAGAGCTTGTTCGCGTGTTTTACCTTCAACACGCTGGAGATGAGCAGCCTTTTTAAATACTCTCTCAGGAAGGCGTCTACCTACTGATTTCGCCATTATTAACCTCCACTAAATTTAGGATTCGGCTTCTTTTAGTCGAGCGTTGTATCATGCTTTTCTACCTTCCAATTCATCAACCTACTGCCCATAAAGAATTGGACCAACGCGCTGCAAGAATTGTATAAACTTCATAAATTGATCCATCTGCGGAGAAAAAGACTGATATGGCACCTGCTGTCCACTCTCTTGAGGAATTAGTGGATTAAAAGGCTGCGAACCTTGTACAAGACGTGGCTTTGGCAACTCATCACTTGCCTCTTGTCCACCTCTTGAACCCCCCATCAATGCCGCACCAAATTTACTCCAATCAAATCCACCACCTTGCTGCTGTGGTTGTGACACATAATCTGTATAAGGACCATAAGATTGTGGGGACTGCTGCTGAGTAAAATCGTAACCGTATTCGTATGCCATTATTCTGCCCTCGATAATGCAAGCCAAAGTTCATCATTAAACTTCTTATATTCTCCACTCTTATCCTTCCACCATCTCGCTCCTATATCGACTTCTCGAATATCCAGGTGCAAACCTGGTCGATTCCAAAACGGATACACACCAATACCGCCAAACGCAAACCGCTCAGCGGACATAAGCTGCCATCGTAGAGGCACTCCACGAAAGTCTAAGTCAACCGCATTGCCAAGATAATGTTGACTATTTTCCTCATGGCCCGTTCTTTCCCAGGCAACATGAATAATGCAAGGCGCCCCGTTATACTCCTTCTTAATAAAACTCGCCAGTTTATCGACGAGAAGAACGAGTCGTTCATTGACCTTTTTATAATCATCCTTCCACTCTTTTTTATCAAAATTCTTTATTTTACCCCAAAATGTTGGGATCACTTTGACAACTCTAGCAACTGACATCTAGTAATAGTACCCTTGATATTCTTCTCGTCTCCAACCCACTCTTTGATAACTCTCTCGCGCAGCTTATCACACCATTCATACGTCGTCGCGCCACCAGTGAAAATTACAGGCCCTCCAAATGACGGAAGATTGAGAGTGATAATAAAAATCCACGTTACTATCATCAATACCCCGTTGTTCGTGAACGCCCTTGCAGCATTAACTGAAAATCGTAATCTTCCTCAATTCGATTATTCGGCTCTGGTTCAGGATCATTATACATAAAGCGCACACAACGCGGAAAGTAGGAAAAGGCATCAATTAAGTCATCATGCTTGCCTAGCGGGAATTCTTTATATTCATTTACAAACTCATTCATAGACTCACGTATAAAAACATTCCCCGACTGAAAGTAAGGTGAAATAAGCCTAATACGCTGTTCTTTCGTCTGCTTATTCCCCGCCTTCACCGGCAGCACTGTAAAAAACTGTCCTGTTTCTTTCATATGCTGCTTAATGGAATATTCTATAAGCTTCTGCTGAGCAGAATCTTCATAGAAAATAGCACGAGTGCGCCAACGCGAGGAGAGAGTGAGAATACGATCAAGGAGTGTTTGAGTCTGCACCCGACCATGCCAGGCTTCGAGCAGATACACTCGGCGTGCTTCATCGACTCCAACAACGATCACCGCAGAGAAGTCGGCGTCTCGACGAAGGCTAGTTGCAATGTCAACAATGGTCACCCGATCAAACGAAAGCGGATCAACGACCCGACCATCATCAAGCTCAATCTTCCCCTTCTCCGAGAACGTGTAATGACGGAGCCAATCGGTGTTAAAGTCGTTGATCCCCTCGCCCTGTGGTCGATTCAGATAGAGCGCACCAAACATGTAGCTTCCGAGCTTCTCCCGGAGCCTCGCTAACTCCTGGAAAGAGAAGCGTTCGGGGAAGATCGGCTGGTCCCGCTCGATAGCACTCCGAACATGTTTCACGAATCCGAGAGGATTCTTCTCGCTTTGTTCGCCTTCCGTCTCTTCGATATGCGAATACAGGTCGCTAAAGGACCAACGAGTCCCAACAACAACAACCTCATCTCGGCCAGATACTTCAAGAAGCGACTCGACATAGGTATACCACTCAATTGCCTTCCTCATCAAATCAGGTGACGCTGCATGCTGATCGTTAATTAAGTCATCAAGCACAATTCGAGTGAAGTGACGAGAGACGACTGCGCCACCGACGCCGATAGTTGAGAAAGTCGGCTCCGGATAGTCCGTTTTGCGGGGTACAGAAGCCGAGCCGACATTCCACGTAATTTGTCTCGATGCGAAATCCGGCACGAGCTCTGGAAACAGCCACTGAAATACTGCATTCCTTTCAAAAATAGACTTAATTTTTGAAAGGAACTGCTCCGCGTTAGTTGCAGTAGCATTCGCAATGAGTATACGCTCTTCAGGACCGCGAAAGCGATCACGCGGCTCTTGAATAATCAACCACACTGTATACCCAATCGTTGCCAGGTGCGATTTGAAAAATGCACGAGGGAGCATGAGCAACTTTCGCGGGTGGGCTTGATTTTGAACAAACTCACAAGCCGGAAGGTGAACTGAGGTATTAAAATCACGAAAGCCGAGGACGGCTTTACAGAAAAAGTAGAGAGACTCCCGGCATTTCGCGCGCAGCAATTGTCGCTGCTGCTCGGAGTTATTATCCGTTATTAGTGTTGACAAGTCCGAGAATAGGGCTGTGCTCGACATCCTCGATAGCCTTCTCTTTTCCTCCTGACCGCATTTCCTTCATAACTTGGAACATAAACTCTCTCGTATCTTCATCTATCCCATTCATCTTATTCGATTCAACGAGAACACGCTTGCGTGGCATAAGACCGGAAATCTTTACCACGTCAAGCGATGCAAGTCTCTTAATTTCCTCCGTCACGCCAGCCTGAGAAATGCCAATAAGAGTATCGAGTGCGTTAGCAGCACCATTTATTGCGTTAATTTTGAAAGTCGCAACCCGGCTCCCAATTTCCGTAAAACGCCGCTCTATCTCAACCATCACTTCCGGCTTGTGTAGCACACCCGCAATAGCGCTAGTCGTCACGCCCCTTTCTGCCGCGATTTCCGCACGAGTGCGGCCGGCGAGGAAGGCGTTTACTATCTCTAGATCATAAGGAACGATTGCCATTTACTTTCTCTTATGCTGCATAGTGCAGAAATCTCTCAACTCTTCATGAAGAATCTCGCGGAGCACATAAGCCTGTGCGACAAAGACTCCATTTGTAATATTTTCCCTCACGCGAACTCTAAATTCCTGAACACGCCGGGCAGAGATAGATAATCCAGCTTCTTTGCTAACCGAATCTATAATATTAAGTAAATTATTAATGTCATCTTTCAAGTCCCTCGAAATAGATTCACCTGCTGGTGCCGCCTTCGCACTCTGTCGATATGCTTCCAAGCAAAATCCGATGAAGAATACCTTTTGCACAGAAATCGAGCACTTAGCCATTGAAGTAACCTCCATTTCTTATGAAGTAAACAA